TTTTAACAGCAAAAACACCTCCCTCCAACTCAACGCAAGCATAGCCCATAGTTTTCTTACCGTGCCCCATTGCGATAAACTTTTCAGGAGCAATCGCCCGTTCTTCTTTAGGATGACGAGTAAAATATCTTTGGGCCAAAGGTACTAGCTCAATACCTTGATCTTCTGCTAAAAACTCAGAAATGTAATCCCATCGGATAGCCCCCTCAATTGCAGAGAAGTTAAGACCATCTATAATATCCTTCTTCTCAAACACACCGAAGTCACTAAGTGCATCAGAACATTTATCCAGAACCACTGAATGAATCGGGCAGGAACGCGCCACCTCTCTCCTTAAATATTTAACGCTCATGACTTATCCTCCAATCGTTTAGTAGCGATTGAAACCACCTTATCCTTAGAAGGAATAAGTTTTTTCTGCCAACCCAGTGCCCTGTTTGAAACCTCCCCTAGATAAAAGTCTAGGCGTTTAACAACAGCAACGTCTTCATCAAGAGTGATGGAGTCAACCGCTTTTACAACCTCGGCCAACTTCTCAGCGGTAGCGTCAGACTTCAACATATTGTCTATGGAATTAGACAACGCCTTGCTAAAGACTGAAAACAATGGCGTTGGCTTTGCTTTACTAGTCGAAGCTGATTTGAATGCGTTTACATCCACTCGACTCCGAACTTGGGAAGACTTAACCTCGCCATTAATCACTTGTTTGGCAGTGACTTTAACAGCCTTGGCTACATGTTTCTTAGCCTGTTTAACTTCAGCAGCAGGCCGCTCTGTAGACTTAGCAGCCTTATCAATCTGCTTCATTCGACTAAGGGCCTGTCCTACAATATCCTTTGCACTTCTTACAGACAACCCTTGTAGATCGTCACGGGATATATAACCGGCTTCGATTAACACATGACCAGCGTTACATGCTTGGGCTACATCATTCATAGTATCAGTGGCTTTTCCTTTTTGGGTGACCGTCCAGCCAAGAACTTTAGCAATTTCAATAGATTGCGAGTTTTTCTCGTCATGACGAGAAAGGAACCTAACGGCTCCCTCCCAAGAATTAAGCATGATCAGATAATCGGATGAGTAGTCTTCCCCATTCTCACGCCCCATGTATTGAAGCATTTGCAGGTCAGTTAGTTTTTTAACTATGACATTGACATCGGTTAACCCTTCTCGTCTTGCTGCCTCTAGTCGATGATGGCCGAACGCCATTTCAAATCCTTCACCTCGTTCTCTAACTATGATAGACTCCCATAACCCAATGTCAGCTATAGAATGCTGTAGCGCCGCTACTTTATTTTCCTTCCAGGGATAATGATTAAGATAGCGGTGCGGATTGGGGCCTATCATTGTTATCGGGACGGTTTTAATTTCGCTCATATTTCTTCCTTAGTTAAGTTTGCACGAAATGTGCAAATCTAAATTACACAATATCGTGAAAAACAATACTTGTCAACCTTTGTTAAATTATCCCACCACCTAGCCAAAAATCATAAAGCATATCCTCAAGTGAGCCGGTATGGCCCAATACTCCCAAGCGTTCAACCCACATATCATTTATTTCGCCAGGGGCTACCCCCTTTGCAATCAGCATAGACTTCTCCCTATCCATGACAGAGTTACCCGTGCCGCCGTTATCACCTAGCCAGGCGAAGTACTCGTCCGCCAGCGCCTTACCAGTAATGTTGACGGCTGTGTATTTCAAATCATTAATAGCGCTCATAGTGTATTAACCTGTCAGTGTATGTAATTCAATCACCCGTTCAACAGCAGCCTTATGGCCAGGGTGATGTCGTTGCCAGTAAGCGTGTTCTTTATTGGTTAGTATCTCATCAATTTTAGACTGCGCTTCAGATGGAGTCATAATAGAAGCTGCCCCATCCGTTGCTGCAATCTCCATGCCTTCACCTATCATTGACTTGCCGATAGAATGCAATGCTTTGACAGTAGCCGAATCCAATTCCCCAATAGGAAAATTTAAGTGGGGAAAGTGTTCCCCCTTTATCTTCTCAGCAATTGCCATGTTCTGATCGTAGGCCATCCCCCACTCTGACTTTAACGCCCCCTGCTCTGTCTGTCTTTCCGAGTTAGCAGTATTGGAGTTTTCTAATGTTTTCTTAGACATGCCCAGGGCGATCTGTTCAAACTGGGATTGGGTAAGTCCCGCCTCATACGCCATCTTCCTGAACATATCTACGGAATCCGCATTAACCGGAAGGTCGTCGGTTGACTCAGGAGGTACATAAGTGGCGCTATCTTTGGGCCTTCCCATTGAATCAAAAAAGTCTCCCATCTTGTCGGGATCAGGTTTCAGCATTACTTCTGGCGACTTATCCAATAGCTTCTGTAGATATTCTTGTCTACGTTCCGCACTGGCATCCGGGCCAGGTACCTGGATAGAGCGACCAATCATAGAGCGCATATCGCCCATGTTAGAAAAGAACGCTTCCATATCGACAGCGTTCTTAGTTTCTTCCCACTGCTGTACATCTTGCGGGAGGGAGTCTCGCCAATCGGTTACAACGGTTACGCCAGGATTATCGGTCGGGGTATTTTCTTCACTCATTTTAGTTCTCCGCTTAGTTGCAGTATACGAATAGCAAGCGCTCGCTCACCATCCTTAAAGGCGGTGGTCAAGCTATCGCCAGGTGTGTGGCTCATGCGATACGCATAAAAGCCCAAATCTTCTTTTATCTTCTTACCGTTCTCGCCAGCCAGCGCTCGCTTGTAGACAGCTTCAAGAACGATATCATCATTAGCTACATTAACCACCTGCTCCCCCTTGTCCTGCGCCTGCGCCTGCTGGCATATCACCTTTTAATGAAGCCACCGCAGCAGAACCATCTTTGGCGGCTCGCGCTTCTGACTCATCGGCTTCTCTCTTGGCTGCTTGCGCCTGTTGCTCGGCCCGTGTTTCCCTAAGTTTAATAACAGCATCCTCACTTCTAAGGCTTGTGGCAGGTACGCCCATTAGTTCGGCCAGTTGTCTACCGAACTCATCAGGATCAACCAGGTCAATAAGTTCAGGTACCATCTGTCCATACTGATTAAGCGTCATCATGTAGCGTTCCATTGATGTCGCCTTGTCACTTCTCTGTGAGCGAGACAGAGGCCCCGTGTATTCGATCTTGACAGAACCTTGTGAATTGGCCACAACCTCTGGCATCTGTGGCAGTCGACCTGCCCTTGTCAAAATGCCGAATGTACGCGAAACAATGGGGTCTAGCAGCCCGTTCTGTATCTGACCAACAACAGCACCTAGTACTTTTTGCATCATCTCATACCGCACCTGTACTTCGGTGGCAGTCATTTGTGGAGAGTCGCGTAGTTCCAGATCGTTGTTGTGAAAAATTCTACGAATAGAATCCTGCAATCTATCTATCAGTAAATTGGAAACGTTAAAGTCAGCTCCCGATTCTAGCGGCTTGATCCCGTTAATATCACGAACAACAGTTTCCCCACCAGGCTGGAAGTCCAGGTCACCAATAATGTTACGCTGCTGCGTCAACAGAGGAGGCTCAATCGCCTTGGTGGCAGCAGATAAGGTCATTGCCACAACACTATTCAATGTCAACACATCGCCTAGTGCCGTATTGGCAGGGCCTTTGCCCCACTTGGAACCTGACGTTTTTTCCCACTGCGCAACGAAAGCAGGCATCTCATAATAACCGCCTTCTTCTCCCAGCTCATCCTGACCGTCATGGCCATCTGCACCTTCTAAAAGAATATATTTAAACCCGAACGGGCGTTCCTTGGGGGCTAGTGTTTTAGTTACATCCACTCCATTCTTGTCAGAGCGAGCGAATATACAAAATACAATCTCAAGCTTATCGCTTTGAGCAGCTTCGTATTTCTTGCGCACCTTTTCAGGAACGTTCTCTATGCCCCACTTAGCAATGATTCGAGAAGGTTCCCACTCTAACCTGCGGTAGAAATTAAGCGCCTCGTTGTTTAGGCCTGGGTCATAAAATATCTGACGAATAGGAACAGTAGAGAAGTTAACCCCTTCCCACTGCACTTCATTGGGAACTTCTTCGACAATGGCAGTATTGCCGAAGCCAACCATATCAGAGTATGCTTTGTTTATCTCAAGATCGAAGTTCGATTCCTGTAAGGTTTGATACACTAACTCCCCACACTCCTCCAACCATGCCCTCGCTTCCTGATCGTCGTTCAACGTGGCTTGCTTAAACCGCAAATCAAACCATCGGGATGCAGCAGAGGTTAAGGTGGAGTGAACGTGTGCTGTTAATGTTCTATGTGCCATGATGGCGGTAGAATCGTAAATATATCGAGCCCGGTTCCAATCAACCGTTTGCTCCTGTCGATTATCCTCAAAGAACTTGCCACCCGCCAGGGGGACAATGTAGCGTTCAATGATGTCCCAGTTGGCCTCAACTGTTGTTCGGTCCGATTTATGCGCAGCGTAGCGTTTTCGTATTTCTTTAGCGTCCATAATATTCCCCGTTCTTATGGACTACCCCGCCCATGCGTAGTGGTGGCAAACTGCCTGAGTTTTTGAGTTGTTTTTCCCCGGATGTTTTTATCACATAATGGGGTCTAATCGGTGAGTTCATATCCTTATAATCGTCCCATAGGATAGCAAAATAACGCCATGAATCTGCTCCATGCGAACACCAGTTGTGGTGAGGTGTGTCTTTGAATCTTCTAAGTTTCTCATCATAAATCCTCTCGTAGCCCATCAACGCTTCTATACCAGGGCGGCAGCTCGTTTCATCAAACTGACATATGGGAAGGAGAGCGCGGGATGCTTCGATGCCATCGGCTCTCGATAACTTAGGCGCAACTGTGAAGTATAATCCTAACTCTTTACACTTTTCAAGTCTATTAAATCCGGTCATGGGGTCACGCTGGGTGATGTCATGGGGGGCGATATGATCAAAGTAATTATAGGGCTGCTCTTGAACGCGCTTAACCCACTCGGTCATGGGAACGTTTGATTCCTCCATGTAATTTATAACACGGGGACCAGAGGGGGCAACTTGTATAAACCAAATTGCATTAGAGTCATTGAGTCCCAGGTCCCAGGCAGTGACCACGTTAAGCATGGGGTCGTGTGGGAAATAACCGATAGCTCCATTTTTGTGTAGCTTAGATATAATGTCAGCATAATACGCACCAGGCATCCCCTGATCGAAGTCGCAATAAAACTCCTGCTTTGCCGTAGCCTCTGGCATCCCGTTAGCTATCTCATCCAGGTAGGCTTGTTGTGTGATAACCGGGGTGCCATCCTCCCGCTTCGACTCGTCGATTGTAATACACTGATAAAACCAGTCGGGATGGGATGGCGTCTCTCCTACCCTGGCTTTCGCTGTATTGCGCAAATCCCAACCGTGGTTGTGTCCACGGGAGGTGTAGATAAACAGCGCCCAGCCCTTGTTCTCTACCAACATTGGTCGGAAGTACTGAAGCGCAGCAGGATTCTGGATGGAGTACTCGGAGAATATTATCCCCCTTGGATTCGTCCCCACCAGGGAGTCGTAGTTATCGGCGCCCCCTATCTGGATAACCGAGCCGTTGATAAGCTCGACATACATCTCCTGGTCCCGCTTTGTTTTGATTATCTCAGGGGGGATATGGTCAATAAACTTCATCCCATCCGAACCAATACCCTGCCATATGATTTTACGCGCCTGGGCGGCTTCTGGGGCCATATAAAGGTAATAGCCAGGTGTGTCTATCATGGCCCTGCAAATCAGAATGTTTATAGAACACTTATCCTTGCCGGCTCGTCTATGCCATACCGCCACGGCGTTCTTGACGTTCATAGCGTGTGAGGGCTCTCTATCGAGGATAATGTCAGTTATGGTAGGAACCGGTGGGAACAGCTCCGGTATCATGGCCCGCATCAGGGAGAGCTGATACTCGCGGGGGGTGAACTTATAGGGAAGAGTAATAGTGTTGTCATCTTCTACATGCAAGTCATTTATTAACATAGGCTAAGTTAGTCCTTACAGTGTTCTTTACGTGCCAGGTGCGTAATGACAGCATCTTCGGTACGTCGCAGTTTGTGTCGAAACAACATGCGCTGAACAATCTCCAGCTCCAGCATATCAAGGTCGTATCGCCATACCTTGTGCTGGGTACCATGTGCTGACGGGTTGTTGTAGGCGGACATTAGATCAATCACGGTGGTCAGGGAAACTATTTCTATCACGGCTCTGTGGAACCGATCTTCTTCTGTTATGGCAGTACGCGTGTTAACGTCGATAGACGGTGCCAACTTGAAACTAAAGTTGACAGTTACATACCTTGTTATGACCTCCCCCTGTAGTACCAGTGAGGTCTCGATAGTGTGTACGGTACGACCGTCGAGTTGCGGAGCCTTGTTAGAAGTCATAAGAACTCCTTATGGTGGGTATTGTGGATTGGGATTGGGATGAAGTTGAGGATGAAGTTGAGGATGAAGTTGAGGATGAAGTTGAGGATGAAGTTGAGGATGAAGTTGAGGATGGGGTTGGAGCAAGCGCTATGTTTATAGTAGGTGCCTTGTCCCTGTTCGAGTCAGCAGTCATGTTCTTTATATCGACCAGCATCTTCAAGGCTGCCATCTTCGGGGCCAACTTCATTTTAGTGTAGTTGCCATCCCGGGTTACACCTGTTTCGAACGACTCCAGTGTTGCCCTGGCATGGGATGGGATAGTGTGGATGTTACGCAAGGTTCTCCCATCAGCTTCATAATAGTCGGCAGGATCAGCAAACGCTATGCTGGCCAGCTCCCTGAGAATACGATCAGAACGTATGTCCATACGAGACGCCAGTAAGGTCTTGTAATACTGATAGCGCTCATCTATACGGGGCTTGGATAACAGGTGGGCCGCTTTAGCCCTAACCTTGGCTGGACTAAGGTTACGATGATCGTCAGGAGAGAATGACGCCACGAACGACTTGTACAGGTCCCCTGTTAACGCCATTTCCCTCGCGAACGCCTGTTCATGAGGAGGGACTATAAACTCGAATACCGGGTTAGCCAGGTTATCTCGCTGGTATGCGTTCTCCATATCACTATCAAAATCTGGCGACAACGGAGTGAGGCGAGGCTCTTCGTGGTTGATGTTCGGGGCAGGTCGCCTGCCAGGG